TTATATTTTCCAATTGATAACAATGTCCTCAGCTGTCACCTTAACCTTGTTTATAAGCCTTCTAACAAGCACCTTTTGATTTTCGTAGTCCATTGAAAAGACTTTCTCAGCGTTTAGCAGTTTCCTCATATCAGCCTTTCTTTTGTTCTTCCTGAGTGCTGGATCGTTTTCTAGTTCAGTTTCAAGAGTCCCCCTCATGCTTATAAATTCGGCTGACTTGCTCTGTAATTCTTCAAGGGTAATGCGGTCATCTATGTATAGATCGTTAAGTCTGCTCAGTTTCTTTGATAGCTCCTCTATTTGTTTCTTATAGCTCTCACGGTCTATGGTCTCAGCATTGTCTCCTGAAAATATTTTGTCCAGGTAATCAGCGTCATCTTGTAGTTTGCTTATTTCTTTTAGCACAGAGGCCTCTAGCTTGTCTTTGTAGTAAAATCCTGAGTCACACTTTTTATTGTCGTTGTAGGTAGTAACGCCTCTCAGCGTTCGTGGGTGCCTTTGGTGGCATTCATATTTTTTTAACCTGCTCCCATCTTTCCTCTTTACGCCTAACATAATTTTTAAAGGAGCGCCACAATATCCACATTGGGCGATACCGGATAAAATGTACTTAGCTTGGAATGGTCTAGGATTGACATTCTCTGCTGCTGTTCTTTGTCTTATTTTTAGCTCAGATTGAGTCTTATCGTATTCCTCTTTTGAAATAATCGGCTCATGATTACCTGGATAAATTTCTCCCTTATACTGATTGAAACCACAATAGACAGGGTTATCGAGTATGGTTCTGACCGCCCGATAGCTCCAAGGCACATGCTTTGGGTATTTCTCATTTAGATCATCTCTCAACTTAGTAATAGATCTCCCTCTCAGGTAACTCTCAAAGATAAACTTAATGGTCAGAGCCTGAGCTGGATTGATGGTCACTGTGCCTGTCTCTTTGTGGTAATCGTAACCATAGGATGTCTTAGCCCACATCATGGATTTACCAGATTTGGCACGTCCTAGCTTGCCAAGTTGCATGCGTTCCTTGATTTGCTCCCTTTCTAGCTGAGCAAAGACGCTCAAGAGTCCAATCATAGCCTTACCAAAAGGAGTAGAGGTGTCAAAGTTCTCCTGCAAGCTCAGAAATTCAATCCCATTCTTGATGAATACATCCTCAATCAAGTGAAGCGTGTCTTTTTGACTACGGCTAAGACGGTCCAGCTTATAGACTAGAACTGTGTCAAATTTTCTTTTTTTAGCGTCTTTGATAAGACTTTCTAGCGCTGGTCTGTCAGTATTGGATCCTGAGAAACCTCCATCAGTATATACTTTGTATACATTCCAGTCTTTAATGTCGCAGTAGCTAGAGAGCTTGTCTTTTTGCTCATCTATAGAGTATCCCTCCTCAACCTGGTTTGTCGTCGATACCCTGACATATATAGCTACTTTATTTGTTGTTATCATAGTAGTACCTCTTTCAAAATTTCCTAAAAAATGATAAAATGGGTACAAGAAAAGACATCATGAGAGGTTATCTCCATGAAAATCTTTTCCTGTCACATGCCTCACGCTCAGACTCGCCAAAGTTTTGAGAGCGTGGGGCTTTTTTTGTTTGCAATTATTTCCATTTTGGAAACAGTTGGTTTTATTCTTTCGATAAGTGTTGTTGAAGAATTAAGGCCACGTTGGCTTTCTCTTCCTCTGTCATAGGAGGTTCGTTTGGATCGTCTACCGAAAACTCGATAGCATGCCATTTATCATTTACTCTAATCCACTCTCTTCGTCTGTGGCATTTGCAATCTAGGTTGTGTTTAATCACTTCCATCGGTCTACTTTCGTTACTCATGTTATTTCTCCCTATACACACTGACAACTTCCCCAATAGTTCGGATGTCGTTGCTTTCGTCTAGGTGTATATCCTCATAATCTGGATTCAAGCTTTCCAGATATCCCTGACGCAGTTTCTTAACATAGTTAGCGCCGTCTACTTGGAAGATGCCGATAGTGTTATAATCAACCTGTTGGGTATTCTTTATAAAAAGATAGTCACCATTCTTTATCTTTGGCTCCATAGAGTTGCCGACGACATAAGCGATAGCGTCGTAGTCGTCTGGGATTTCATCCTCATAGAACGAAACCTCCATATCTAAATCGTCGTCCTGTATCGAACCACTACCAGCAGAGACAACCCCAGTAACACGTCGGTAAGTAGTCTGTCTGTAGTCGTCCAGTCTGATGATGTTCTCCGATACTTCGTTTATCTTCGTTTCTTCTTCGTTCCTCTGCTCTTTCAGTTGCCTCTTTGCATAATTCAGGACTTTGCCCTGTCTAGGTGGTTCTAGTTCGTCGTAGATGGTTTGGATTGGGGAAGTGGTAGGGATAATTTCAATAGATGAAGGTTTGGCTAGGTCAAATAGATATTGAGGAGAAACTTCTAAAGCCTGAGCGTATATTCTAATATCTTTTTCATCTAACTGTCTATTTCCGTTTTCATGGTTAGAAATTGTATTTTGTTTAAAACCTGTCAGCTCGGCAAGTTTTTTTTGAGTTAATTTCTTGGATTTTCTTACTTCTTTAATTGAGCTACCTAGTATATTCATATTAAACAACTCCTTTCATTTCTTATTATATACTAACGCGACCAAAAAATAAATAAAAAAATCTCAAAAAGTGATAAAAAATTATTGACAAATATCTCAAGATGAGATATAATTAAATCAAGCTTAAGGAAATAACAAAAACAAACCGGAGGGAAACACCATGAACACATTAAACGAGAAAGCAATCAACATCTTCAAAGCAGTAGCTAAGGAAACTTTAATCCAAGGTACTTACGAGGAAAACTTCCTCTACAGCCAACTTGAAACATTCTGTACTAACTGCCGTCAATTCGCTTTTGGATGGACAGAGTTAGCAGAGGAGATTGAACGCCAAGAGCGTTACCTTCTCGATTCTGGTTTCACTCAAGATGAAATCGATGATATTCGTTTTGATGCAGCATTTGAAGGAATGCTTGACAAAATGAATGTAGCCTGATTGGTATCACCAAGGTTCGAATCCTTGGCAGGTTGTTGCTCATAGAGCAAAAGAAAAAGAAAGGAGAAGAAAGATGGACGAATTAGAAAGAACAGCCCTCAATGAGATATTGAGGACCGTGACATATATTGCTGAGAAAGTGGACGAACTAGATTCTAAGATTTCTTTGAACGATTCACAAGTTCCTGAGCAATAAAAAAAGTCTTAACCTACTTTACACTAGGTCAAGACTTGCACACTTTGATAAGGTTTCACAGTCGGTGTAAAGAAACTGGTTGAAACTTCGCTGGTCATGCGTCCAGCACTGCAATCAACGTGGTTTGGCTAGTCTTTGAGTGTCGCTCGGTAGTTATCTGTCAGTCCCGCTATAAGCAGAGCTGCAGTCCCTCTTATAGTCAGCGACAGGCTCCGTGCAGTCACACTCGCAGTAAAAACGCGTTGGTTACCTAGCCAAACTGAATCACTGAACCACAGTCCCCTTCAAAAATTTTGCCAATTTGCATCAGCTCCTTTCTTGTTAAGGATAATATAAATATATACTGTTTTTGAAGGGATTACATCGGTCTTAAGACCGATTTTTGGAGACGGTCATGGAAGATAAAATTATCGAACTTGCTGATTACTTCATCAGCGAAAACACAACGTACAGAGAAGCAAAGATAGCGTGTGAGAAGCTATTAAAACAAGTCAGCCATGAGATTGAACTCAGGGCACTAGAGAGTGAGACGAAGGTATGACAAAAACAATTGCAATAAATACATCAGAGCATGATGTATTGTTGACGGCAAGAAAAAACCACCCTGCTGTATTCGTCGATGGAATGTTTCTCGACGGAATTGAGCGAGTGGAATTTACCAATCATTTTCTAGAGAGTTGTGAAGTTGTTTTAACGTTTAACGATAGAGTTGAAACCAATCCCTTCCCTCTAAACGATATTACTTTATTAGAAAAGTTATTTGGTCAGAGTTTGAACGGTCAATCTTTACGGGATATTGTCGTGCAAACTCTTGAAGATGCTGATTAGCATCTAAACCATCAAAAAAAGAAACATGAACACTAAAACTTTCTTTTCCGTTTTTCTTGGTTCTATCAAATTCTTTGCCAAGGACGATTAAAGAAGTTTCTAGCTGGTGATCAGTCATAACATTATCTCCTTTCTGACTACATTATAGCAGAAATCACGGAGGGTAACTATTAACACAAGGGGGTGAGTGCGTGCAGGAACTTACAAAAAAACAAAAGTTAAAAAAGCAAGAATTGAAGCCGAAAATAAAGCTTAGAAAAGAGAGAAAGAAGCATGAACTTACGACAGTTTTTATGGCAGATTTAATTGGTTTGAAAAATCGCAGACAATATGAATTAAAAGAAAATGGCAAAGCTCCATTCCATGATTATGAGATATCTATTATTTCTAATTATTTTCACAAATCAGAGAGTGAATTATTTTTTTAAAATAAAATATCTCAATTTGAGATTTAAAAGAAAGGAGAACTTATGACAGATTTTAAAAACTTGAATCTTCAATTAATCTTTCAGAAATGCGACGGATGATTACACTGCAGTCAAAAATGATTTTCTGAGAGATCCAAAGCTTGAGCCGGCAACAATTGGGATATTGATGGTCGTTCTCAGCAATAAAGAGAATTGGCTTGTCTATCCAGAGGAAATAGCTAGACGGTTGAATATTAGCCGCGAAATGGTTTTAAGGCATTTCAAAAAGATTGAAAAAGCTGGATATTTAAGGACTGTCAAAAAAAGCCTCGGCAGAGGGAGAGGAGTTCAGACTTTCAGATTCTTCTCAGATACAAAAATAACTGATTTTCAATTTGAAATTATGTTGCAACGTCTTGATGAAGCGATAGCTATGAAGAAGTCTGAGTTATCCACAATTACTTAATACAAAGTTGCATTTTACAACATTGTATTTTACAACATTGCATTTTACAACGTTGTAAAATAAGGCACTAATAAATATTAACTAACAACAAGTATTAAATAACAATAAATATTAAAAGACAACCAGTCCTACTTCTCTAAATAAAAGAGAGGGTAGAAAAAATAAATACAAAGGAGGTGAGGAAATGAGACCAAGACGATATCCGTATTCAGGAAGAAAGAAAAGGCAATCCGATGAACAGATTGCTAAATTAAAAAGATATGTTGAAGCAAATAGTACTAACATATCATATTTGACCCACGCTATTCAAACTCTAAGAAGTCATCAGAATTGTCAATAACTGTGTAACCTTGTGCAATTGCTTCTTCGATAATTTCGGATTTAGACATCTCATAATCAGATAATCGGATTACTGCACTAGGATGATCAGTCGCTGACTCTGTAAAAGCAGATATCAGAATGTTATCAAGGTCTGACCAAGTAAGTTTTTTAACATGGTGGTTTGGTTTTCTGCTAAGTTTACTCATATAATTTTCCTCCTTTCTATTGAAATTTTGACTAAAACAGTGAGAGGTCCTAGTCAAGAGTATTATAGCAATTTAGGAAGGAATTACATCAGTCTCAAGACTGATATAGGAGGTTGAATGGAAGATAAAATCATAGAACTTGCTGACTACTTCATCAGCGAATCTACAACGTACAGAGAAGCTAAAATAGCGTGTGAGAAGCTATTGAAACAAGTCAGCCATGAGATAGAACTCAGGGCGATGGAAAGCAAGACAGTCTAGAAGACAACAAAAAGCACCTGACGGCAATCAGGCGCTCAACAAAAGTATTCGAGGTAATTATAACATGAAGAGAAAAAAAGAGCAATGGAAACCAAGAATTGTAAACATCATGGCAGATGGCTCTCAAGTTGATGATTTGACAGGCTATGTCATCCCTGCTGGTCATTCCTACTATGACATTATTTTAGGCATGAACAAGCAATCTAACGAGGAGGGCGTAGCTTAATGAAATTACTTACCAAGTTAAAACTCAGACTTGAAGTAGTTCTTAAAGCAGTCAACCTTGACTGGCGAGAGGTAGCGGTCGAACTCATGACCGACCTATTTGAGGAGCGCAAACGTCGCTTTATGCGTGAGCAAGAAAACCATGACTTGAAGCAGGAGCTTGCTGCCTACAAGTACAAAGAAAACTTTGATATCAAGGCTAGACTGCAAGGAGAAATGTAGATGTACATTATATCGATTTATGTCAAGAATACTGAAACTGGAAACGAGGATTTCAGTTTGATTGGACGTGATTTCTTACCGACGGGGCACCAAGACTATATTGCAAGAGTTTTTGGAACAAAAGAAGAAGCGATTGATTACTTAAAATCTATATCTTACATCGCATCAGGTGTTCATGGTAACGATTGGGTTTATCAAAATGAAAAACTACCAGAAATTGAGTCACGTTGCCGAATTTGGAAAGTAGGAGAATAAAAGGAGAACAATATGTTTAAAGCACTAAAAACAATCAAAAAAATCAAACAGCTTCAGAAAGAAATGCACGATGTCAGTTTAGCCTTTCTGGCTCTACAAGATGTCGGATTGATGCCAGAGACTGAAAGAAGCAAGGCGAAGGCTCAAACAATGCACGATGTAAGCCACATGCTCAAGGACGTCCTGGGCGGCAAGTCGGTAGATGAAGCCATGAAACGTCTAAATAGCGAAGTGAAAATTGAAGATGTGGAGCAGGAAGATGACTAGAATTGAACTTGAAAACCGTGTATGGCTTTTGGCTAATCATGAAGAAAAAAAACGAATTGCTGGATCTTGGGCTAACGTCAAAGACCAGATATGTGAAGCGAGTTCTGGAACTAGAAAGGTGTATGCTCATGTTTGATTACGACAGAGACATAATGCAGCCTCCTGAACCCAGAGAAGAACATGACCCAGCTGATTGGATTTTCAGCGCTGGTCAATGGATCTATGTAGGAGATTGTTAGCCTAAAGGAGAAAAAAATGACGCAGATGACCAATAAAGGAAAGTCGTTCATAAGAGCAGAGATCTCTGAAAAACAAAAAGAATATATCAGACTTCTTGCTGAATTGAGAGGCGTGACAACACAAGAACTTCTAGGTCAAGTTGTAGAACGCTTCATTGACCGGAATTTGCAACTTATTCAAGATTACAAAAATGAATTAGATGACTTAAATAGTAAGTCTAGACGCAGAATTGACATGAACACATAGGAGAAAACAAGATGACTAATAATCAATTAGCAACACAGATAAAACGTGACATCACTACTGATCCAAGTTTATTGACTGGGGCAGACATCAAAAAGTATTTTGACCCACAAAACCTACTGACTGAAAAACAAGTAGGTCAGGCTCTAGCCTTGTGTAAAGGTCGCAATCTTAACCCATTTGCTAACGAGGTCTACATTGTAGCCTATCAAAACAATAGCGGCACAGAGTTCAGCTTGATTGTCTCAAAAGAGGCATTTATGAAACGTGCTGAACGTTGTGAGGGATATGATGGTTTTGAGGCTGGAATTACTGTCATGAGAAATGGAGAAATGATAGAGATTGAGGGCTCTCTTAAATTACCTGAGGACATTCTAATAGGTGGTTGGGCCGTTGTCTATCGTAAAGACCGTTCACACAGATATAAGGTCACAGTTGACTTTAATGAGTATGTCAAAACAGACAGAAATGGCAATCCACGGAGCACTTGGAAATCAATGCCAGCCACTATGATCAGAAAAACAGCTCTAGTGCAGACTCTTAGAGAGGCTTTCCCTGACGAACTTGGGAACATGTATACAGACATCGATGGTGGAGATACATTTGACGCAATCAAAGACGTCACACCTCAAGAGAGCCGTGAGGATGTCGTAGCACGCAAGATGGCTCAGATTGATCAATTCAACAAAGAGCAAGAGGCAAATCATGCAGATCCTGAACCTACTCAAAATGAGGATCCAATCCAGGGCGAGTTGCTAGACGGTGAACTTGAATATTAGGAGGACAACATGCAAGAATTACAGGTAAAAGTAACACAAGCACAGGTTGAAATCATTGACCGTGAGAAATTTGAGCAGAATATCAATGAGGTTGTAGCAAAGTATCAAAATTACACGGTTACGGCTGCAACTATCAAGGATGACAAGCAGACACTTGCCGATCTACGAAAATTAGACAAGCAGGTTTCTGATGAACGGATCAGGAATAAGAAAGTCTTATCTGAACCAGCTGATGAATTTGACAAGTATGTCAAGAATGCCATCCAGCCTCTAAAAGACATCATTACCAAAATTGCTGGTGATGTCAAAGAGTTTGAAGAACATCAAAAGGCTGTCCGAATTGACACAGTCAAAGGCTACCTAGCCAACAAATCAGCTGAGTACATGCTGGATCCTCGTCTCTTTGATGAAAAGGCCCTTGAGTATGTCAAAGCTAGCGATTTTATGGCAGATGGCGTGACGCTTAAAAAAGCCACTATGAAGTCACTTGATGACATGGTCACATTTGAATTTCAGAAACAACAAGAATTTGAAAAAGCCAAGTCAGCTATTTCAGGGTTATGTGCTGAGTATGGCATGACTGACTCACCTTACATTAGACAGCTGAAAGACTTGACTCTTGCTGAAGTCTTTGGACAAATCAAAGCTGATTATGAGTTTGAAAAGCAAAAGGAAGAAATCAGACAGGCTCAAGAACGAGCAGAGCGAGAAAGTCAGGAACTTTTAGCAGCCCAACAAACCAAACAGCAAGAACAGGCTCCAAAATCAACGGAAACCCCAAATTTTGACCCAGAAACGGGCAAAATCTTGGACGGTGGACAAATCCTCCAAAATGAGCCTAACGCTCTTAGAGGGGCTGAAAATGACCTAAAACGATATGCCCAAAAAATGACTTTAGAGGTGTATTTTGTAGACACAGCCGAAAAAGACTGTTTCAAGGCTGGTCTAAGTAAACTCGGATTTGATTTTAAAAAGAACTATCAAGTCAGCGGTTATCAACGTATCGATCCATTAACTCAGGCTGAGCTAAATGAACAATGTGGGTGGTAAGTATGACAGAAATTGAAAAAATTTCAGAAGAATTGGCTGAATATGGGGTGCCTGATGAGTTAATAGGAAAAATAGAGGACCTATTAGCGACTCTGTATGGCGAAAAAAGGAAATTGGAGATAGAAAAATCTTGGGATATTTCTCCAGAGTCAATGGGGAGGGTAACCATGGACATCAGAAAAATATCTGACAGCGTAGCCATCTACTCGGACGGCAAGAAATTGCATGTTATCCACAACCTAGGGGATGAGTTTATCCTTGATTTCAATGTGGGAGAGGATAGCGTCTGGAACCTCAATGGCCAAGTCGTAGAAATTATTGACATGATTGAGCCTGTCTTTAAAGTTTTCAGCTTTTGCTCAAAATCTGGAGAGGGTATGCAACGCTTAAAACATGCTATCGTCCACTTTGAAAAATTTGAGCAGTACATCAGAGATAATCAGGAAGACCTGATGATCTGGTGGCACAATCCAGGAGGGGAATATGATTAAAACCGTATTTTTTTCATGTGATTATCCACATCATGAGGTGATTGACGACCAAATAAATAGCTGGCTTGCCGAAAATCCAGGCATTAAGTTGATTGACATCAAATTTCAATCAAATGTGTCTGCTGTCGCTGACAGTGGAGTCAGTGCTGAATATTGGCATACATCCGCATTGATTATTTACAAAGTTCCCTCAGAGAACAATATAAGCAGTATTAATTCAAATGGTTTAGGTTTCATAATCAGCTGTGAGAAATGTGGTAGCTTATCAATAATCAAGGGAAAAGATGTAGGTCAAAATGTATGTTATGAATGCAAAGGAGAGAAATAATGAATGATTTTATCAAAGAGATTGGGATGGCTATCCTATGGATGTTTTTAGGGTATCTCTTGGGAGAGCGTAGCACTAGAGGGGGACAAATCAGATGATCAATAACGTCACACTAGTTGGGAGGCTTGTAGCGCCTCCTGATCTACGAAAAACGCCTAACAATGTATCTAGCTTGCAGGGCACGCTTGCAGTCAATCGCAATTTCAAAAATGAAAATGGAGACCGTGAGGCTGATTTTATCAATTTCCAAGCGTGGAGAGGTACAGCTGACATCATTGCTCAGTATTGCAGCAAGGGCTCACTTATTGGGATCATTGGACGCATACAAGTTAGATCTTACGAGAAAGGCGGTCAGCGTCGATATGTGACTGAAGTAATCGCTGAGAGTGTAGCTCTGCTAGAGAGTCGCAACAGTCAGCACGGACAAGGCAACAGTTTCCAAAATGGGAATAGCTCACCTTTTACCGATCCTAACCCCTTTGACCTCCCAAATGACGGTTTGCCGTTTTAGGAGGTATATATGTCAAAAATTAAAATTCTTGACGCTTGCTGTGGCAGTCGTATGTTTTGGTTTGATAAAAACGAAAGTCACACAATTTTTATGGACATTAGGCAAGAAACATTTGAGATACATGACAAAAAGGTCAATGTAGACCCTGATATTATCGGTGATTTTCGTGACATGCCTTTTGAAGACAACACATTTAATCTAGTTGTGTTTGATCCACCACATCTAAAATGGGCTGGACCTAATTCGATAATGAAAGCTCAGTATGGACAGCTGGACAAAGTTACCTGGTCGGAAGATTTGGCCAAGGGTTTTGAAGAATGTCTGAGAGTTCTAAAAGTTGGCGGCACACTAGTCTTTAAATGGTCTGACCGTCAGATAAATGTAAAGAAATTACTAGAGGTGATACCATTCAAGCCCTTATTTGGTCAGCAAAGAGGCACCACACACTGGCTAACGTTTGTAAAGTTTGAGGAGGACAAGAATGGAGTGGACGGATTGGGTGGATTGGAAACCTGAAACCAAAACGGACATTAAAACCAAAATTGAAAATGACGGGTACACTTTTCCACACTATGACAAGAAAAACAACGGCGTCAAGTACGTCATCTCTACACTGGACATCAAACGAGACTGTCTAAGACTTGGAGTACCGTTTGAAGATGTGTACCCTTTGCAAACGACACTTTTTTAACAGGAGAAAGAACATGGCAAGTAAAATCAATGCGACAGAACGTATTGCTATCATCATTGAGAAACAAAAAATAGAGGTCGTTACGACTCTAAACTATGATATGAGCATTAGCTTTGATAACAAAGACACGGCTCCTACACTAGATGACAATGGTGACCTTTTTGAACCGGTCTACAAGTGCAAAGTTAAGGCAATTCCCAAAAATGATGTATTTTTCACCTCATTAACACGAGTCAAGAGCAACATCAAGACGCTACAAGAGGTTAAAAAATTCTTTGAGTTCGTAAACGAAAACAGAGAAAATCTCTTTGAGATGGCAGGATTTAAGGGGGCTCTTGAATGAAATTGACCCTGAACATTGAGCCTAAACCTCAATCACGGCCAAGGTTTGCAAGACGTGGGAGTTTTACCACAACTTACGAAGACAAGGATATGAAAACATGGCGCAATCATTGCCAGCTGCTCATTGCTAATCAGTACATGGGTCAGCCTATCCTTGAGGGAGCTTTGAGGGCACGGCTTAGATTTTATATCAAACCTCCTCAGTACATTTCTAAAGTCAAGAAGAACCAACAGGCCCTCCTGGATGAAATTATACCAGTAGGCAAAAAGCCTGACATAGATAACTACGAAAAAGCGCTATATGATAGCATGTCAGGGATCGTCTTCCAGGACGACGGTCAGATAGCGCTACATGATGTAGGCAAGTTCTACAGTCTAAATCCACGGATAGAGGTTGAGATTGAGGTCATGAAATCCCTGAGTATTTGAAGAAATGAGGAGCAGATGGCTGACTACGCATTATATCAAGGTGATGTGTTTGTTACGCTTGGAACATTAGCGCAGATCAGTAGCGAGACAGGAATTACTGAAAGGATGTTAAAGTATTACACTTACACATCACACCAAAGACGACACCCAAACGGTAGGGCCGTTATTAAAATTGAGGAGGAAGATAATGAGAATTAAGACGGAAAGCGGAGGAGTTGGAAGATGATGGAAGAGTTAAAGCAAAAAGTTAATGAAGTATACAACTGGACGGTAGAAGACGGGAAGCCGCAACCTCCCCAGCAAGATTTACCACAAGCAGTGAAAGACCGGGCGGACTATTTTTGGGAAATGGCAGAAGATGGTATGACGTTTATGGGAGCGATGGAATGCATCTTCGCTGATGAAAAGCCTACAGACTATGATTTGGGAGCTACTAAGGATTGGTTGCCAAAATCTAAGGAGTTTGATGATTGGGTTGGCTATTCGCCAGGAATGTCTCAGGTAGTTATTGCAGTTTATTTGATTTATGGAGGAAACTAAGATGAATAAGCAGGAATTGATTGAGAAATATAAAAAACTTGAGGGTGTATGGAATGCTGAAGGAGCAGAA